GGAGTGTTTGTCGTTTGATCGTAATGAAGAGCGGTTTAATAACAAAGAAAAAGATTGGGTTCGTGAATACTACCCCGATCTCAAGTGTGGCTGGAGCTACGTAATGCAATGCATTGATAATGGCGAAGTTAAGATTGTAAATCTGAAGAAGAAGCTGTGGGAGCAAATCCTAACTGCTGCTGAAGATTTAGGCGATCCTACCGATGCAGATACTGGCTGGGACGTTAAGTTCAAGCGAGTTAAGACTGGGCCTCTGCCATACAATGTAGAGTATCAGCTTCAAGTGCTGAAGTGCAAGCCTCGCGCTCTCGATGATAACGAGGTCGAGCTTGTTGCAGGACTGAAGTCTATGGATGACGTTATGCCTCGTCCTACACCTGATGCTCAGAAAGAACTGCTTGATCGTGTACGTCAGGCTGATACAAATGAAATTGATGATGAAGCACTTGATGCGGAGTTTGCCATTTCATGATTCTATTTACGGCAGACTGGCACATTAAGCTAGGTCAAAAAAATGTCCCGCGCGAGTGGGCCATGAATCGCTACACCTCTTTTTTCAAGCAGATTCATTCTCTTGAAAGTCAGTGCAATATGCACATTATTGGTGGTGATCTTTTTGACCGTCTGCCGAACATGGAAGAACTGGAACTTTACTTCTCGTTTATTCGGGAAGTAAAGATTCCAACCATCATCTATGACGGTAACCACGAAGCAACAAAAAAGAATAAAACATTCTTTACACAATTAAAGCAGGTTAGTAGAGATATTAATCCTTTAGTACAGATAGTAGATATTTCGTATATTGATGAAGATATGGGTTTTGGTATTCTACCTTATGCTGACCTTCATCGAAAAGACAGTGTTGAGAAGTTTAATACTTCCCATCCTTTGTTTACTCATGTTCGTGGCGAGATTCCTCCCCATGTCAAGCCAGAGGTGGACTTAGACAGGTTTGAGGACTTTCCGGTCGTTTTTGCAGGCGATCTACACGCCCATAGTAATACTCAGCGAAATATTGTATATCCTGGTAGTCCTATGACTACTTCTTTTCATAGAACTGAAGTAAGTACGGGATATTTACTTATAAATCATAATAATTGGACTTGGATGTGGGAGCCTTTTGAGCTTCCTCAACTTATTCGTAAGACAGTGACTTCTCCCGAGGAGATGCTGCCTACAGACTTTCATCATACAATCTATGAATTAGAAGGCGATATTCAAGATCTGGCGAATGTAAAGAATAGCGAGTTACTAGATAAAAAAGTTGTAAAACGAAGTAGTGAAGCTGCTCTAGTAATGAATAAAGAAATGAGCATTCAAGAAGAGCTAGTAGAATACTTAGCTTATATCTTAGAATTAGAAGATGACAAAATTCAAAATATAGTAGGCACTTTTAATGATTACGCTCAAAACGCTACAATGGGATAACTGTTTCAGTTATGGGTCTGGTAATGTACTAAACCTAGAAGAAAATACTGTAACTCAAATTATCGGTACTAACGGTATGGGCAAATCGTCTATACCGTTAATTATTGAGGAAGCCCTTTTTAATAAAAATTCAAAGGGTATTAAGAAAGCAGACATTCCTAACAGATATGTAAACAATGGGTACAGGATTCATCTTGACTTTACTACAGATGATGATGAGTACTCTGTAACTATTGATAGAAAAACAAGTATAAAAGTATCATTCCTCAAAAACGGAGAAGATATTTCTAGTCATACAGCTACAAACACGTTTAAGTCAATACAGGAAGTTATTGGTATTGACTTTAAAACATTTTCTCAGCTAGTATACCAAAATACAAACGCAAGTTTACAGTTTCTAACCGCGACAGATACTAACCGCAAAAAGTTTCTGATAGATTTGTTGCACCTTGAAGAATATGTAGAGCTGTTTGAACTGTTTAAAAATGCTTCAAAAGACTTGTCTATGGAAATGTCCGGAATTAAGTCAAAGATAGCAACAATAGAAAAATGGTTGTCTGATAATAAATTGAGAGATACTATCATACTGCCGATGCTAGAATTTGAAAATGATACGGAAGAACTTGAGAATGAATTCCGTTCATTAACAAAAGAAATTGAAAATATTTCGGAAAAAAATAAAAAAATCTCACAAAATAATCAGTGCATAACCCTGCTCAAACAAATCAATATTGAAGAAATACAAAATATTGATGTAGACTCAAAAATATCTTATGATAATTTACAGTCTGAGCTAGGCACTCTCAACGGGGTTGTAACGGGGTCTCGTAAGATGATGCGAAAGCTAGAAGATTTACATGATAAATGTCCAACTTGTGAGCAGCCTGTACAAGAATCTTTTAAGCAAAGCCTAATAACAGAAGAATCTACAAAGGTTTCTTTTGCACAGGAGAAAATGAGTGAAATTACAAAAAGAATTGAAGAAATTAAACGAAACAATGAGCGTTTCGAATATAAAAACAAAATGCAGAGAGAGTGGGAAGATCTTTATCGAAGCGTTAACCGAGATCTCCCAGTGGCCGTCTTGGATAAAGGAATGCTTGAAGAGCGGCTGGCAGGAGTACGAGCTGACTTGGTTTCGATTAAAGAGTCTGTGGCGAAGACAGCGAAGGAAAATGAAAGAAGAACAAGACAAAATACTAGAATCCAAGTAATTCAAGAGCAAACCGAAGAGTTTTTATCAGAACTAGAAACTGCTCAAAAAGAATTAAATGAGATTGATAGTGTATTTTCAAATCTTGAAGTACTTAAAAAAGCATTTAGCACAAACGGCTTAATTGCATATAAAATTGAAAATCTAGTGAAAGAGCTAGAGGAGTTAGTAAACACATATCTGGCTGAACTTTCAGACGGGCGTTTCACTCTTGAATTTGTTGTATCTAATGATAAGCTAAATGTGCAAATTACAGACAATGGAAACATTGTTGATATTCTTGCTCTTTCTAGTGGAGAGTTGGCAAGAGTAAATACCGCTACTCTTATAGCTATTCGTAAGCTAATGAGTAGTATTTCTAAGTCACGAATCAATATTCTTTTCTTAGACGAAGTCATAAACGTACTAGACGAAACAGGTAGAGAGAAGCTAGTAGAAGTATTGCTAGGTGAAGAAAATCTAAATACCTATGTAGTCAGCCACGGTTGGACTCACCCTTTGCTAGAGAAGATTGAAGTCGTAAAGCGAGAGAATGTGAGCGCACTTGAATGAATCGACTAGCAGCACAGCGTAGATTGTGGATGTTACAGAAAGCAAAAGATCAAGAACTAAAGGAGGCACTAAATGAGAGAGCTGAGTCAGAGTATTATAAAAGCCTTGACGAAGAAATACGAAGGACAAGTAGCCGAAGCAGAAGCAAACATAGCGGTATACATGACAAATCCTTCAGGGATAGGAGAACATCCAGAGATTCTTGAAGCAATAGATTCTCAGGTTGCAAAATACGCGGAAGCTCAAGAAAAGCTTCAAGCTATTGGTAATATTATAGATGGTTGATAGTAGAGCAAAAGGAGCAAGAGGAGAGTATTTAGTACGGGATATGTTGCGGGTCGCAACGGGGTTACAGTTTGAAAGGGTTCCTAACTCTGGAGCACTAGAATACCTCAAAGGCGATTTATACGTTCCGAACGAAAAGAATAGATTTTGTATTGAAGTAAAAAACTATTCCGAGTCTCCTCTGAGCGATAAAATATTCACTGCAAGAAAGACTAATAATCTTATTCGCTGGTGGAAAAAAGTACAAATACAAGCAGAAGGTGGAGAGCAAGAGCCGCTATTATTCTTTAAGTATAACCGATCCCCTGTATTTGTAGTTACAAACTTACAGCCGAATAAATGTGATGAATGGATGTATATACAGTTTCTTAACTGTTTTATCCTTCTAGCAGAAAATTGGTTAGAAAATGAAACAGTGGAGTTTTTGAAAAATGGCATTCAATTTTAATGATAAAATTATAAATCCGAGGGATAAAACTACGCTTATAGTAGACTCCTTAAATTTAGCTTTTCGATGGAAACATCAAGGACGTACAGACTTTCGATACGACTACCAACGTACTATAGAATCTCTTGCAAAATCATATAATTGTAAGCATTTAATTATTACAGCGGATTGGGGCTCTTCTAGTTACAGAAAAGAGATTAATCCTGAGTATAAGCAAAATAGAAAAGAAAAGTTCGCAGAGCAGACAGAGCAGGAAAGAATTGCATTTGAAGAATTCTTTGAAGAGTTCGAAGCCTCTTTAGAGGTACTAGAAGAGGCAGGGTACCCCATACTTCGATACAAGGGAGTAGAGGCAGATGACATTGCTGCTCATTTAGTAAAGGAAAAAGATAAGTACGGATTAGAATACATCTGGCTTGTCTCTAGTGATAGAGATTGGGATTTACTTATTCAAGAAAATGTAGGGCGATTCTCTTATGTAACGAGGAAGGAAGTTACGCTTGATAATTGGTCAGATCATTATGAATGCACTCCCGAAGAGTATATTTCACTCAAATGTCTCACGGGTGATAAAGGAGACAATGTGCCAGGAATTGTTGGTATAGGCCCGAAAAGAGCAGTACAACTTATTAAGCAATACGGAGATGCATTGAGTATCTATGATGCAACCCCAATTGATAGTAAATATAAATTTATTCAAGCATTGAATGAAAATGCAGAGCAGATTTTACAAAACTATGAGCTTATGGATTTAATAACTTATTGCGATAACGCAATTGGAGCTGATAATATATCAGATATTGAAGGGAGATTGTTAAGTGTCGTTTAATGTTACAGTAGATTATCGACGAGATAGGTATCTATCAGAGTTTAGTAAAAAAACTTTGCATGATCGCTATCTAATAGATGGGGAAATATCTCCTCAAGATGCCTTTGCACGAGCTGCAAAAGCTTTTGCAAATGATGAAAATCACGCACAAAGATTATATGATTATGCTAGCAAACTTTGGTTTATGTTTAGTACCCCCGTTCTTTCAAATGGTGGAACTAGTCGTGGACTACCAATTAGTTGCTTTCTTAATTATGTAGATGATAGTAGAGAAGGGCTTACAAGTCATTATACTGAAAATGCTTTTTTAAGTAGTGTTGGCGGTGGAGTTGGCGGTTGTTGGAACGGTGTTAGGAGCGTAGGCTCGAAAACAAGCAGCGGTTCTGAAAGTACTGGTGTTATTCCTTTTCTAAAAGTAGTGGATGCAGAAATGTTAGCATTTAGCCAAGGCGTTACACGTCGTGGAAGCTATGCTGCTTATCTGGATATTTCACACCCAGAGGTAGAAGAGTTTTTAGATGTTCGTAAACCTACGGGTGGAGATGTTAATAGAAAATCTACAAACTTGCATCATGGAATAATTATTCCCGACGCTTTTATGGAACTTATAGAAGGGGCTACGAGGGAGGAAGGGTTTGATGACTCCTGGGACTTGGTAGATCCTCATTCTGGTAGAATTACAAAGACTGTGTCTGCAAAAACTCTATGGGTAAAACTCATTCAGAATCGAGTAGAAACTGGCGAGCCCTACATTATGTTTAAAGACACAGTGCAAGATGCACTACCACAATGTCAAAAAGACAAAGGGTTACAAGTTCATCACTCTAACCTTTGTAGTGAGATTACTCTTGTTACAGATGAAGAAAGAACAGCAGTATGTTGTCTTTCAAGCGTAAATTTAGAAGAATTCGATGAGTGGCAGCACCACCCCCATTTTATCCCAGATCTAGTTGCAATGCTAGATAATGTACTTACTTATTTTATTGAAAATGCCCCTCGTGAACTGTGGAGAGCAGCTTATAGTG